TGCCCAATCAGCAACTCCATGTTCTAAATGAGTTCCCCTTCGTAAAGCTTTAGGATTTAGATAATGTTCAATCCTTTCTACTTTGTTAACTGCATCACGATGCTTCATTAAAACATCTTGATTAGTTTGGAATGGTGTTTTCATTAAAACGATTGCTGGAGTTTCAGATGATCCTAATTCTTGACCTGTTTTTGTAAGTTTTGGCATCTCTAAGCTCCTACATTATCGTAGTAACACTTATCGTCTAAAGCACAGACAAACCAAAATAATGCCCATATTTCCAACAATACAAGAGGAATTAAAATTCCAGCATAAACTAACTTCATAAAGGAATTAGGCTTCGCAAAATATACAAAGATAGTATATATTATGCGACAAGTTGATGATATTAAACTATTGATCCCTTTGTGTGCTTGATTTCGCATATTTGCCCTTCTTGTACACAGACTTAACGTATTTATCCTCTGACTGTAAGTAACCTTCAGTCTTTCTTTCTGGCTGATTGTGTTCACGATGCTTTTTTTCTTGATCTCGTTGCATGGATTCTCGCATCCATTTATTCCATTGGTCACTATCTGATGCATGATCAATTTCTCCTTCTGTTTGAGTTACAATTTTATCCAAATCTTTAAGACCATGAATTGTTTCAAATCCATTATCGCCATATATATATTCTTCTGCACCTCTGTTTCTAGGATCGGCTGGTTTAATATTTGCTAATCCACTTGTCAAAGTGTCAATGACATAATGAGCTTGTACCAATTTATCAACTCGTCTTAAAGAGTTTAGTTTTATTATACGATTGAGTTCATTGAAACCATATTCTAATAATACTGAAACAGCTCCAATATGCTGTGGATGAAACATCGGAACTGTCATCCTACGTTGAAATTTAATTCTAGTAGAACTTATAGCTCTCGTTATATCATGTTTGTATGTAGTACGTTTTCTATTCGATCCCACTTTGTACTCCTTCGTTAAATATTAAATTAAATAAAATAAAAATAAAAACAATGTATATTGGTTTGGCATCTATTCGTCTTTTTGTGTAAAGTCCTTTGACATCAATTTCTCAAAGTTGTTAAGATTTTGGAAAGCATAACCAATCACACTTTTAACCTCGTTTCGTCTAAAAAGCATGAACTTCTCAAAACCTTCTACCATTGGCTGTGATGCTGTGCATTTGACCGAATTGTTTGTCCGAATAACTTCTATCCAGCCCTCTGCCTCGCACTCTGAAATCATAAGTGAAATGGACTGACGAGTTGAATACATTTCTTTTACAAGCTGGCTAATCGTGTAATGTTTGTTGTCATAGTAACTATGCATCATCCAGAAGCCAAAAGCATGATGTAATCTAGTTGCATTCAAATAAGCTCGTAATCTAGTTTCATTTCTAGTTTTCCGGCCTTGGTATAATTTCATTTCAACTTGAATAACAGCTTGGTTGTATTTTCGCTGAAGATGCTGATGTATTTCTTTAACTGAATTTTCATGTACTTTGATATTATTCATTATTTATTTCCCAATCTTTTTGCTATGTTTCTGACCGATGATGCATGCCAATCGCCACCTCTGGCTGTTGCTACACCTAAGTCATTAAGTTCCTGGGCTATTTCTCTATATGTGTCCCCGGCTTTCATTCTCTTTTCTATTGTAGGTCTTATTTTCTCAGCAAAGTTATTAGCTATAGCCTGGATGCTTTCACCAGCCGAAGCTCTGGCTTTATCCATTTCATCATGTATGCCAAGTTTAGTAATCTTTTTACCTTTAGTTGATGTGAAGCTTCCTTTATCTCTTAGCTCATTCTTAATGCGTTCAAGGCCTGACTTAGTTCGCTCAGAGATCTTATCCCTTTCAAAATCAGCAAACATGGCTTTCATATAGAAGTTCTGCTTGTTCTCAGAGATGGTAGGATCATTGCAGACAACTAGTTTGACAGCATTCTTTTTAAGAATAGTTTCAAAGAACTTTAATGTATGCCAGGTGGTACGACTAAATCTATCCAAATCAGCTACAATAATAGTGCCGTTCATGGCCTTGGCTGTTTGACTGCATTCATTCAGCTTTGGTCTATGCTCCGGAGCTATCTTACCTGATATACCTTGCTCCTTAAACCAAACAACTGAATGATTACCACCATTGAGCCATTTGAGGATCTCCATTTCTTGCCTTGCTACATCCTGGTCATCTGTCGATACCCTGACATAAGCGAAGTATGTGCCGTTATGTTCTTGTCCGGCTGTCGTTTTGACTGCCATTAGTTTGCTCCCTTTATAAATTGTATGTCACCACCAGGATATTGGACCATGACATATAGAGATCCACATTTCATAGCTACATCTGTGCAGATATCTGTGAACTCGCTTTGCTCATTATCTTCTAAAGCTACCTCGATCTTTTCACATGGAAGACCATCTAAATGACCTTTCCATATGCCGGTCACCGGATAATGTGTACATCCACCGAACTGTATATAAAACTTATCAATAGTGTTACTGAGCAGTTTTTTCATACTGCCCAGCTTTGTTTCATGTGGAATGATTATGAATGCTAGTTTCATTGTGGCACCTCACTATCAGACCAGCTATTGCCGTTAGATATACAGTTAGCACCAGGACCACCAGTAAGGGCATAAACCTTGCCCTCTTGTGGTTTGTTTTGTGCAACGTCCTCGTCTAGTGTTATTTCGATAGTAGCTGTGTATTTAGCCATTAGTTTGTCTCCCGTTCTATTAAGTTCCAATTACTGTTCTATATACAGATAGCACGGGGATATCTATTATACAAGACCTAGACGTAAAATAATTAAATTAATTTTGTACAGGATGCCAATGCAACATGAAATAGTGCCACTTTATCTAAGGTTAACAAAGGAATGTTACGATATGTTAAAGCTACAGGCTAAGAAAGAAAGATGGTCAATGGCCGGGTTAACTGAGAGTATTTTAAGAGAAGCTCTAAGAAAACGACAGCCTGGATCTATTAGTAATGAGAACATATTTAGTGAAGAGTTAGCCGTAAAGGATCTTAATATAGCCCAGGCATTAGATAAAATGGTGCAGTCAAATGAGTAAGTATAGAGCTATTAAAACCGAGGTCGATGGCATCATGTTTGATAGCAAGAAGGAAGCTAAACGATATGAATACCTAAAACAAAGATTAGATGATGGAATAATCCAGGACCTAAAACTACAGCCTAAGTTTGATTGTATTATTGATGGCAAAAAGATCTGCACATACAAAGCTGACTTTGAATATCTAATGGTCGATGAAGTTGGCCCACAAGGTCAGATTGGCTACTACGTTGTCGAGGATGTCAAAGGATTTAAGACACCAGTATACCGACTAAAGAAGAAGATGGTCGAAGCATTGTTTCCAGGAACTAAAATAAACGAGGTTTAAATGCCATTCGACAATGGCCTGACAGCCGAAGAACAAAAGATAATGGATGATAAGTACGAAGAGTTAATGGCTAAAGTTAAGGGGAAAGACATGAGCTTATATAATAGATTAAGAGCTAACGAACTAGCCGGGTTTATTACAGATATTGACCACCAGGTAAATGACCAGGGCCAGTTGGAGATGCTGTTATGAATCAAACTTACTGCCCAGTATGCTCAACTATAGTTAATAGACCTGATCTATCAGATGAATACATATGTCCGGTCTGTAATGTTAAAACCTTACCTGAAGAAGATGCCAATGACTATGATGAACAAGATAGATAAAGTAGAGCAGATAATAGAAGCTAGGAAGCAGATCCTGGAACTACCTAAAGATAGGATGGTATCAGATATGCAAGCCCCCTCACCTTTCACTACAATACCATCTAGAGCATTATCAGATAAGTATATATTAACTCATCCATCAGCCTTACAAGTGCTGTGTGTCTTATGTTCATATGTCAATGGTGTATCAGGCACAGCTTACCCAAACCAATACTCAGTAGCTAAACGATTAAATAGATCACAGCCAGCCGTATCCAGGCAATTCAATAACCTGGTTAAATGGGGCTACATCGAGAAGATAATCAAAGAGAACCCATTGCATGATAGAGGAAGA